TTATTTATATATAAAAGATTTATTAATAAATATATTTATTATTAATATATATATTATATAATATAATAAATATTTTTAATACGGCACCACATGAAAGATATAAATAAAAATAAATTTATGGAGGAATCAAAAGTTGCGGCAAAAGTTAGCGACTACCTTGACGAATTTGAAACTGCAGAAGCAACGTTTAGGTTTGCAGATGTTTCAAGTAAACGAAGTAAATACAATAAAGATATTGATGAAGCGTTTTATAATCATGCAAAAAATTATATAGAAAAATTATCAAAACTTTTAGTATTAGTTAATGCTGGAGAGATGTATCATTTGCATAACTATAGGCAAACAATTATAAAACATAAAAAGGATATACATAATATTTATATGAAAATAAAAGATATAACATTATGAAAGGTAAATTACAAATTGTTGATTTTGATGATGTATTAAAACGAGATGATAATGCTAAAGAATGTAAAGAAGTTTATGTTAATGATGTTCGCGACAAACTTAAAACATTTTTTACCGATGGGTATGAACTTGGGCAACCATCATATATAGATAAGCTAAATGAAATATTTACTTGGCGTAAAGGTTTCTTATATTGTTTTAGTGGTTACCCTCAAAGTGGTAAATCTGAATTTATAAATTATAGTATGCTCTTACGCGCAAAACATTACGATGATAAGATAGTAATGTATTCACCTGAAAGTAACACCTACGAATTAATAACAAATTTAGCACGTGCTTATATTGGTAAAAATGTAAATCCTGAGTTTGATAATATTTGTACTGAAGAAGAATATAATATTGCACTTGATTTTATACAAGATCATTATGTTTTTCTTGAAAACGAGGAAGATTTACCTTCAGTAGCAGGATTATTAAATACATTTGAAAGATTATCAAATAAAGGATTTAACTGTTTTACTATTGATCCCATGAACTGGTTAGTAGAATCTAATGTTGGTGAAACGAATTTATATAACTATTTAAAAGTTTCACTTACTAATTTAAAAATGTTTGCAAAAAACTTTGATACAATAGTATGCTATGTTGAACACCCGAAAACCCCATCTCCGGTTCGCGGTAAAATACCAAAAGCAACTGCATTTAGTTTAGCAGGGGGTACTATGCATTTTAATAAAACTGACGTTATGTGTATTTTACATAGAATGACTGATGAAGATATTGAAGAGAAATTATCAAAAGGTGAACTTTTACAGCAAACTTTAGATAATCAAAAAAATAATATTAATTTTGTAGAGTTCGAAACAGTAAAGATGAAAAGCCAACGGTTAAATGGAAAGCTTGGGTCCGCACTATTAGAATATGATTTTATAACAGGTAGATTTAAATAAATAATTATGACGCAAGAACAAGCATTACAAATTATTGTTCAAGTTTGTGAAAAAGGAAATAAATCGGGTTTATTTACATTAAGTGAAAGCTCATTAGTCCTTCAAGCATTAGAACAATTTGGTGTACAACCACCAAAAGTAGAAGAACTGAACAATGATGAAGTGGCAGAAGAAGTATCAGAAACAAAAGAAGTTAAAGAATAAATATCTTTTTGTATCTGACGAAGAAACAATACTTGGTGAATCGCAAAATATATGCAACACTATAAGAAACTTATGGAGTTTATATAAATGTGATTCACGAAGTATTTATATCAATTTAGACCCGAAGGTAAAAACACATAAAATCAGAGAAAAGTGTTTGTCATTAGAAGAATACAGGGGTAAGCAAACATATAAATATCATAATAAAATTATTACAAGCAACGAATTTGTATTACTTTTAGAATGTGATAAGCAAAGGGAAACAAAAAATAATTCAAAATATTAATGTTTTTATTTTAAAATATAAAGCAAAAGCAAAAGAACATTGTTATAATGCTAATGACGATATTAAATGTTTTAAACGCATATATGTGATTTCTATTGTGTTTCCGGTAAATGAAAATTATAAAAGAAATATTTCTCAAGTTGAGTGGCAATTGAAAGAATTATGGTATTTATATTTTTATTTTAAACACCGTATAGAGGGTAAAAATTTAACATATAGACAAATAGTAATTAAATATGCATAATTTTGTATTATGGCTAACAAAACTTTACATAATAAAAAAAGGTTATTAATTGCTTTAGAAAAGCATTTGGGGGTAGTTTCATCTGCTTGTAATGAGGCAGGAATATCGCGCACAACATATTATGATTATTATAACAAAGATTCAAAATTTAAAAATGCAGTAGATGAATTACAAAATGTTGCATTAGATTTTGTAGAATCTAAATTATTTAATCAAATACATAATGATAATCCAACAGCTACAATATTTTATCTTAAAACAAAAGGAAAAAAACGCGGGTATATAGAACAAAATATTATCGAGCATAAAGGAGGAATTGAAAGCAAACTAATTCAATGGAAGCCGTCTCAAAAGAAGTAATAGAATGTAATAAACAATTCTATCAAACTGTAAATTCAGATAAAAGAATAATTGTACATCAAGGGGGAAGTAGATCAGGGAAAACGTATGCTATATGTCAATACCTTATTTATTTATTAACTACACGCAAAAAGAAACTAATTATAACTATCGCAAGAAAAACATTACCAGCGTTAAAGGGTTCAGTGTTTAGAGATTTTATGGAAATAGCAGAAAAGGTTGGTATATCATACTTTGCAGAAATCAATAAAGCAGATTTAACATTTAAATATAAAAACCATTTGGTAGAATTTATATCGTTAGATAATGAAATGAAAGTTCGTGGTAGAAAACGTACACATTGTTTCTTAAATGAAGCGAATGAATTTTACTTAGAAGATTTTAATCAGTTGTCATTAAGAACAACTGAAAAAATGATATTAGATTTTAACCCATCAGACGTACTGCATTGGATATATTCAGACATTTGTACAAGAGATGATTGCGATACCTACATTACTACCTTTGAAGATAATGCTTTCCTTGATCCTGAAATCAAAAAAGAAATATTAAGAATGAAAGAAAAAGACGCAGATAGATGGCGAGTGTATGGGTTAGGTGAAAGGGCAACATTTAAAGAGGGTCAGATATTTGATAACTGGCAATGGATTGACTATAAAGAATTTTTAGATAAAGAACATTGTGAGATTGCTTATGGAATTGATTTTGGTTTTAGCAATGACCCAACCACTATTATAGAAGTAAGGCGTAAAAATGATAAATTATATGTTCACGAATTGTTATTTAAAAAAGGTTTAACAAACCAAGATATATTTTATGAAATAAAGAAACTGGGTTTACAAGAAGAAATAATTATATGCGATAGTGCCGAACCTAAATCAATAGAAGAACTTAGGCGATTAGGTGCATATTGCAAACCATCTCAGAAAGGCAAGGGGTCAGTTCTTAATGGTATTCAGGTGATAAAAGAATATAATGTATTTGCATCAAAACAAAGTAAAAATCTACTGCAAGAATATCAATACTATATATGGGATTCTAACCGCGATGGTAAATCGATAAACAAAATAAAGCAGAATGGTATGGATCATTTAATGGATGCTTTAAGGTATGCAGTAACAACGGGGCTATCACGTGCAAGAGATTTTGTCATTGTTTAAATAAATTTTGTATTTTTGAAAATAAATTCTATATATGGCAAGTTTTCTCCAAAGATTAAGGAAAGGGTTAAAAGCATTTAATTCACAGGGTACGAATGAAGCGTACAATAAATTTATATATAACTTCCTTGGAAACAATACAATTTCTAATAATGAATATAATGAAGATTACATAGAAAAAGGATATGCTTATAATCCTACTATATTTTCTTTAATTCAGTTAATTTCAAAGTCTGCCGTTACAGTTCCTTATTCTATTTATAGAAAAGTTGATGAAGGAGCTATGAAAGAATATAAATCATTAACCTCAAATAATTTAAATGAAGATTCAGTATTAAAATCAAAGCTTTTAAGAAAACATACATTAGAAGAAGTAGAGCACACAGCATTAGGTAAATTATTAGAAAGGCCTAATCCTGCTCAATCGTGGTCGGTGTTTTTAGAAGAAATGATAGGGTTCGGAAAATTAACTGGAAATAGATATGTTTATGGCATATCACCTGAAAATGGAGAAAACAAAAATATTTATTATCAACTGTATAATCTACCAGCACATTTAATAGAAATAAAATCTGATGGCATATTTAAACCTGTATCAAAATATACTATGATGTATAATGACAATAAATATGATTTAACTGCGGATGAGGTTTTACATATTGCCGATTTTAATCCTGACTATTCAAGTAATGGGTCCCACTTATATGGGCAATCCCCAATTCAAGCTGGTATGAGGGTATTAACCACAAGTAATGAAGCCGTTGAAACTAATCTTAAATTTTTGCATAATCAATCTGCAAGAGGAATGCTTACTCCAGACGATGACCAGTTAACACCAACGCAAGCACAACAGATGAAAGATGCGTTTAGACGAAACTTCCAAGGAAGTAAATCCGCAAATGATGTAATGATTACTGGTAAAAAGTTTAGCTGGACAAATTTTGGTTTATCATCTTCAGATTTACAATTATTAGAATCATATAATGCTACAATAAAAGATTTATGTAATTTGTACGGGGTGCCAGTTCAGTTATTAAATAATACTGAATCAACAACTATGGATAACTATAGAACGGCTAGAAAAGTATTATTTACTAATGCCGTTATTCCCGAGTTAAATAAAATTAGAGATGAATTTAATAGATGGTTAGTTCCATTATTTGGTGAAGATTTATATTTTGATTTTGATTATAGTGCTGTTCCTGAATTAATGCCTGAGCAAGAAAAGCTGGTTGATACATTATCAAAATCCTTTTGGCTAACTGCAAATGAAAAAAGAATGGCTCAGGGTTATGGCGTAGATGAAGACAATCCTGTTATGAATGAATATTTAGTGCCGTCGAATTTTATTCCAATTAGTGATTTAGATATGGGCATATCTAACGATTCTGTTTTTCCTGAAACAGAAGAGTCCGAGGAAATAGTTGAAGAAGAAGTAATTGAAGAAGTAATTGAAGGTGAAGAACAAAAACAAGAAATGACAGCTAAGCTAAGAAAAGCATTAGAAAAAAAAGTTGAAGAACATAATGAAAAAGTAGGGAGTGCTAAAACGAAAAGAACAAATGTAAGAACATTATATGCTGTATATAAAAGAGGTATTGGTGCATTTAGATCAAACCCACAATCTGTTAGGCCATCTGTAAGTTCACCGGAACAATGGGCAATGGCTCGTGTAAATTCATTTTTATATGTGTTAAGAAACGGTAAATTTAGAAGTGGTAGACATGATCAAGACCTATTACCAGAAGGGCATCCAATGTCAACAAAAAAAAGTTTTAATTTAAAAAAATTAGTGCCGGGAATGACTGATGTTTTTACAACACGAGAAGAAGCAGAGGAGAGAGCACAAGAATTAGGTGGTTCTGGATCCCATAGCCATGAATGGGATAGCGAAGAAGTATGGATGCCATTTGAGTCGCATGAAGAATATAATGAAGCTGTTGCTAAATATTATGAAGACGAAGAAGAAAGAAAACAAGAATTTTATGATAACTACCCAAAGTCAGCAAGTAAAAACGCAGAAAGAGCAAAAAAAATAAACGCAGAATTTAATAATCCTTGTGCTACTTTAGTTGGTAAAGGTCGGGCAACGGATTTAATTGCTAGAAAGCCGCTTTCATTAGCAATAGTTAAAAAAACATTTTCGTATTTATCTCGCGCACATGAATATGTAACGGGTAAATATTTAGATGAAAAAGGAAAACCAATTTGTGGTGATGTGTCTTATGCGTTATGGGGAGGCAATATAAAAACTTCTAAACCTGAAGATGATGCAATGTGGAAATGGTGCAAACGTATAATAGATAAAAGTGAAGAATAATGCCATTACCAAAACCTCGGGCTCAAGAATCAGATAATCAATTTATTAATCGGTGTATGGTAGATAATACAATGTTATCTGAATATGCAAATAGAAATCAAAGATATGCTGTTTGCAATAATTTACTTACTCAAAAAAAAATTGAAACTAAATCTAATGAAAACAAAATAGCAAAACAATTTGCTAAACAAATTAAAATTGCTCAGAAAAAAAACTATCCGTTAGTTTATCAATACTATATGAAAAACTATAATCAAGCTATGGATTATTATAGAATTGACAATTCAGAAACAAATCAAAATTTTAATACTTTATTTAAAGAAAATGAGATGACAGAAATGTATAAACAAATGTATAGACAAACTGGTCTTAGATTTTTTTTATGGTATAGAAAAAACTTTAAATTATTTGTAGAAAAATTAAATGAAATAGAATTGCAAAGGCTAATTGATAAAGTAGAGCGAGGGCAAAAATTAACGCAGAGAGAAATGCAAAATTTAGAATCTACAGTATTAAGTGGGATGGATCAATATGCTACACAAAGAACAAATTACTTAGCCCTTGCATCACAAGTGACATCAGTAAGTGGTGTTGCTAGAGAAACATTAAAAAAAGTAATTAGAGAATTAACTGCTGATGAAAGGTTTATGTCTTTAGGTTTAGAGCAAAGAGTAAAAGAAATAACTAAAAGATTAACATTTAAAGCAAGATGGATGGCAAAAAGAGTTGTTCAAACTGAAACAACAGCAGCCGCTAATAATGGAATTTCATTATCAGCACAGGATGTTTATGGAAAAGATAATCTATTAAAAAAATGGATTGCGGGGGGATTGAATATTAGGGACACGCATTCAACAGCTATGAGTGTTTATTCAAGAAGACCAATAGCAGAAAATAAACCATATTTAGTAGGATCGTCTTATTTAATGTTTCCCGGCGATACTTCAATGGGGGCTATGGCTAAAGAAATAGTAAATTGTAAATGTATATCGCTGCCTATAGTAAAAGCAGATTAAAACATATTATTTAAAATTATACTATTTTTGAAGATAAAATTTAGATTATGAGTAATGTAATATATAAACAAGGTCAAATTAGTGATATTGACGAAAAACTTGGAATAGTAAAAGGTTATGGTTCGGTATTTGGCAATAAAGATTCTGATAACGATATAATAGAAAAAGGAGCTTATAGGAGAACAATTAAAAATAATGGTTCAAGAGTTAAATATTTATATCAGCATGACATCACAAAGCCAATAGGTAAAATGAAAGAACTATACGAAGACGAAAAAGGATTAGTGTTTGTATCAGAAGTCCCAAAAACAACATTTGGAAATGAGGTTTTAGAACTTATGAAATACGGGGTAATAGACGAAAACAGTGTTGGAATAATGCCAGTAAAAAAAGATTATGAAGAAAACGGCGTAAGAATAATTAAAGAAGCAAAGTTGTATGAAATATCAGCTGTAACGATAGCTGCAAATGATGCAGCAAAAATATTAGAGGTAAAAGGAGACTATGATAATATAGATTACCTAACAAAGAGATTTGATAATTTAATTAAAGTAATTAGAAAAGGAAATGTTTCTGATGATTTAGGTTATCTTATTGAATATGAATTAGAAGTTATAAAATCTTTGATTGCTCGTGATAATACACACCAATCAGATGAGGAACTAACTCGTGATAATACACACTTAGAAGCCAAAAAAGATAATACAACTTCAGATTCAATAATAAATTATATGTTTAACAATTTAAATTCAAAATAATGGATGAGAATATAAAAAAGCAGTTAGACGATATTTGTAACGTTATTGATGAGAAGCTAGAAAAATCTGCTTCACAAATCAAAGATAATGTAAACAATGAAGTTGATACTGTAATTAAAGGTGAGGTTAAGAACCTTACTGAAAAGCATTCAGAGATGGTTGAGAGATTAGACAAAATGGAAGTTGAAAATAAAAAAGATAACTTCGAAGGTGTTTATAAAACTAAATCTGAAATTTTTGGAGAGGAGCTAAATAAAAGCGAATCATTCAAAGCAATGAAAGAAGGCTCAAGAGCGAATGCTTCTTTAGAATTAAAAGCAGATGTATTAATATCATCTGATTTTGCTGGAGCAAACTCAGCTAGAGATGCTGCGGGTGTTACTAGAGTAGAGGGAATCAAAAGAGACCCTAGCAATGTAACTAATATGATGGGAATTATTCCTGTTGGTTCAACTGATTCAAACGTAATTAG